TATAACGAGTCCAAAAATAAAGCCAGATCTGACGACGTTTAGTCGACACTCTGGGCATTATACGCATCGCTAAAATCCGCATCTCCTAGCAACTGAGAGGCCGTGTTTACTAGCTGATCTATTTCCGCTTCAGACGTTTCAACGTCGACAGCGATAGTAGCTCGGAAAGTATTCACGACTAATTCACCTGTGGCTAATACCATCGGCTGTTTGAACACGACTTGTGTTCTAGCTTGGGTAAAACCACTTGGTGCAGTTGCTGATGCCTTCGGTCTCGTGACTTTAAACGAGACAGTGGGGCGCAGTTGCGCTCCAAGGCCATCATCTACATAAACAATATGTTCATCTAGATTTTGACCGAGGGACTTTAATGTGGTAGCAGTACCACCTGTGACACTTATTGCAGTGCCGCCAACTGAAATGCTGGCATCTTTAATTTGAGGCATAATATGCTCCTATTAGTTTAAAAGATAGACCTCTAGCGCTGAAAGTTTTGAACTATCAGCGCGACGAGATCCGTTATTTTCGTGACATCAGACACTAATCCAGACAAGTTAATTGTCGGAATAGTATCGATGCCACTAGGAACCCAACTGATCCGGTCATAGGTAAAGTTATTATACTTATACCCTTTCCCGGATGAGACGAAGTCCTGGCGCCAAGGTGCATCCAATAAAATGTTGACATTAATGTCTTCCGTTTTAGTGGTTACCCAGGCGTACCTAATGGAAATGTCTGGATCGAGAAGGTTGGTGAGTCCGGCAATCATACCGGAAATATCAGCAACCCTATCGACCATAAAACTAAGAGGCACAACTTGCCACATAGCTAGAGGGAGGTCTTTCGACCTTAACCCGAAGACATATCGCCACTCTGCAGCGGGATTCGAGACTGTATATCCAATACCTGCACTAACCGACTCAGTTCGAGTAGCCTTTCGGCTCCAAGAATTGTTCGGAGTGTAAGTATCAGAAACGGTTTTCGAATTCTCACTTTTTCCCCTTGCCCGTCGGTTCTTTGGCCGAGACTCTCCAAAAGAGCCAAGACCATCTACAACATTGTAAGCGCTATTCACCAGTGGTGTAACAGCGAAACGATATTGTAACCAAACCGACGCAAGCGCTTCAGCACGAGTTAGTTTCCTAATTCGTTGAAGACGCTTGACAGCCAACTTAAAAGCTTTTGAAAGCTCTAAGAGGCCGAGTAGGGGGTTTCGCAAAAACTTAAGAGTCTGTCTAATTTCAAAGACATCCTCAAGCATTGCATGCGGAGTACTATCAACATTGGCAAGGGCTCTTCTTCTTGCATCAGCCGCAGAGGCTGGAGCAGTAGGAAGAGCCATCAAGGCGCCTTGTCCGTATTCACGTTCAGGCGAAGACTCAACAGTTACACGATACTCTTTACCAGAAGTGGTATAAGAGTAGCTTGATACACCGTCACCAAATTCATGGTGCCAGTGTGTAAAGTGCATAGGATGGTTAA